GGCATGCGCTACACCTGGAAGGAGAAGATGAAGGACTTCGACAACGAGCCGACCGTCGCGGCAGGCTGCATCTTCGGTGTCAAGAAGACGCGCTTCAACGGCCGCGACTTCGGCGTGCTGTCGATCGACGTCGCAGCGAAGGACCCGAACTCGTAATGGACCCGGCCCGGAGTGATCCGGGCCATCCGCCTACCTATCTTTCAAGGAAAATATCATGGCTACTATCCTGTCCGATTTCGCCAAGCGCGTGCGGAACACCATCAACGGCGATTGCCACGGCGATGTCGTCGTCAACCGCTTTTTCGTCGATCTGCTGGTTGCCGATCTGGTCGCCAACAACGTCATCGACCTGGGCATCCTGCCGGCCGGCCACACCATCACGGACGCCGTGCTGCTGCCGGACGACCTGGATACCAACGGTACGCCGACTATCACGCTGGACGTCGGCATCATGTCCGGCACGCCGGGCGATGGCGTGTCCGCCCGCACCGTGGGCGCAGAGATGTTCTCGGCATCGACCGCCGCGCAGACCGGCGCCGTGGCTGCGATGACGCTGAAGACCGGCTTCACGCTGACCGCCAGCGCGGCCGACCGTTCCATTGGCGCCAAGATCGTCACCGGCCCGGCTACCGCCGCCGCCGGCCGCCTGCGCCTGCTGGTCAGCATGGCGCCGGTCAACAGCGCGTTCACGTTCTAAGCAGCACCCGACGGGGCCAGCCGGCCCCGTTTTCCCTTCCACGACATAGAACAATCCCAAGGAGAGCAGCATGTCGTCCACCCGCATCGAATCCAAACTGCACCGCGTCGGCGGCTCGATCATCCCGCTGGGCGGGATCGACTATCACTTCAAGCCGTACACCGATGGCGCGCATGTGTGCGAAGTCGCCAACGAAGACCACGCCGACCGCTTCCTGTCGATCACGGAGGGCTTCAAGCTGTACCGTGGCAACGGCATCCCGGCGGATGGCAGCGTTGCCGATACGATCACCACCAAGGAATACGCGGACGGTACCAAGGCCACAGGCCCGGCGCCGCTGCCCGATGTGTCGCCAGTTTCCGCACCGGCTGTCCTGCTGGGCGGCGACTTCCCGGCATCGTTCGACATCCACGGCAAGACCTATGCGCTGGGCGACGTCGTCGCAGCCGCGCATACCGCATCTGGCCTGACCGTCGAAGCCTGGAACGCCCTGCCGGTCGACGAGCGCGACGGCAAGATCGAAGCCGAGCTCGATCGCATCGCCGCAGCCGGCGAGCAGGCCGCCAGCACCGAGGACGAGCGCACCGCTCTGGTCGATCAGTACACCAAGCTCTACGGCGAAGCGCCGCATGCGCGCACTGGCGTCAAGAAATTGCGCGAACTGATCGCCGCCAAGCAGTAACACCATCACCACCAGCAAGGAGCCAGCAGCATGCAGAAGTTCGAAGAACCAGTCCAGAACCTGCGGGGCGACATCATCGCCCTGGCTCCCATGCTGGTCATGGTGGCCGGCACCGAAACGCCGGCCGTCGTGTTTTCCGATGCCGAGGGCCAGGATGCGATCGACGACCTGCGCACCGACCGCACGGGCGTGGTTTCGTTCTACGCACCGAATGGCCGTTATGACATCTACGTGATGATCAACGGCCTGCGCGTCGGCCATAAGCTCGACTACCTGATGCACGACCCGAACGATGTCGTCAACAACGACGTTGAGCAACTGGAAGCGGCACTCGATGCCGACGACGGCGCGACCCGCATCGGCGCCACGTGGTTCGGCAATGCGAAAGCCAAAGTGTCTGCCCTTGCAACGTCGCTCGGCGCGAGCCTGCTGGGCTTCATCCAGGCGGGCGCGGGCGCGGTGCTGCGCTCGATCCAGGACGAACTGCGCGAGAAGGTTACCCCCAAACAGTTCGGCGCGATCGCCGACGGGGTATCGCATCCACTGTCCGAGCGATTCGGATCACTGGCGGCGGCGCAGGCGGTCTACCCGCATGCCGCCGCGTTGACCGATGAAATCGATTGGGCCGCGTTCCAGGCAGCGATCAACTTCTGCGCCGCGTCGGGCCGCGCCAAGATGCTGACCGATAACGGCGACAGCGTATTCATCATCAACAAGTCGTTGCTCATTCCGAAGACGATGACCGGCGCCATCCTGCGCGGCGGCTCGTCCAAGGGGTCGTACATCAAGACGACGGGCGGCACCTTCCCGCTGCTGAAAGTCGCGGGCTCGTATTCGGACGTGTCCGGCTTCATGTGGCGCCCCGGTGGGTCCGGCCAGACGCCCATCCTGCTGTACGCGGCCAACTGCCATATCCACGGGAACCAGTTCCTGCCCGCCGTGAACCTGCAGGGCAGCGCGATCCAACTGGACGACGTCGATCCGGATACCGATCCCCCGCAGAGCGTTTCGGGCGCGTACACGCACGTCATCGAGCGGAACGTGATCGGCCTGGGCGGCGGCAGCTACGCATGGGTGCATGCCGTGGAAGACGTGAGCACGAACGGCATCCAGTCGTGCAAGCTCCTCAAAAACACGGTGACGGCGCTCACCCCCTTCAAGATCAGCAATGGTGGCGCGAACTATTATTCGGGCAACCAGTTGCAGGCGGCGACCGTCGGATCGGGCAGCGGCATCGATTGCGGCGATGGCGTCGTCAGCGAGAAGATCGGCTACAACTACTTCGAGGGTTTTGCATATGGCGTGCTGCTGCGTTCCACGAGCAGCACGAACCCGGCCGCCTCCGTATCGTCCCTGGCCCACTTCGACAACTGCACCAACAAGGTCTATTCGCTCGGCACGTACAACTACCGGTTCGAGGACGCAACCGGCGTCAATTTCTTCAAGGGCTGGAAATTCACGTTCACCGACGTTGCGCTGTTGACCATCAACGGCCTGACGGGTGGCGCTCCGATCGCCACGTTCGATGACACTAACAAGGCGATCAAATACGGCCGGCTGTATTCGGATCTGGTCACGCTGAACTACAACGCCGATGGCATGACGCTCACGCCCACCTCCGGATTCATGCAGGTGCACGGCACGGGCGCGCCACGGGCGAACTGCGTGCTGGGCATCGCCGGGCTGGATAAGACTTTTCACCTTGAACTAGTCGGAATGACGTGGCCGGTGACGATCTTGAGCACCAATGTCAAATTCGCAGGAAATGCCACCAGCGTGACGTTTGGTAATGCGACCGGCAATATTCAGGCGATGACGCTGAAGTACATGCCGACCCTGAGCAAATGGGTCGAGATCAGCCGCACCACCTACTGAGACGCCTTATGACCATCATTGTCGACAGCAACAGCATCGGCTCCACCGAGAACGGGCTCGGCATCCACGTTGGCGACCTGCTGCGCCGGTTCCGCAACATCATGCTCGACATGAAAAGCGTGCGCTGGTCCGAGCCCGAGGCGATCGACTGGATGAACGACGGCGCCACCGAGATCGTGCTGCGCCGACCCGCCGCGCGCGCCATCACGGAGCGCGTCGCACTGGCGCCGGGCACCTTCCAACGCGCATCGGAAGGCGCGGCGCAGGTCATGGACGTGATTCGAAACATCGGTAGCGATGGGCTGCCGGGACGCACCATCCGTATCGCCGACCGCCAGCAGATCGATGACGCAAAGCCGGAATGGCACAACATGCGCGCCGCGCCCACGCGTCACTACATGGTCGACGAGCGCTCGCCCACCACGTTCTATGTCTACCCGCCGGCCATCGACGGCGCTGTGGTGGAGATGCTGGTATCGAAACCCGCGCCGACCGTGCTGTCGGCCGACGACACGCTGGACATGCGCCCCGAATTCATCAACGCCATCCTGAACTGGATGATCTACCGCGCGCACACCAAGGATTCCGAATACAGCCAGGGCGCCGTCGCGGCGCTGCACTATCAGGCATTTACTGATGCCATCGGCGCGCCGGCTCAAGCCGCGCAAGTCAACTCCGCTACCGGGAATTCCGCATGATCGACCTCGATGACTTCATGCCCGACATCGCGCCCAAGGCGCCGGGCGTCTCCGCACCTGCCGCCTTCGCAGCGATCCTGCACGCGTGCGGCGCGATCTGCATTCGCACGCGCGAATGGCGCGATTCCGGCACCGTGCCCGTGATGGACCTCGACGACATCGAGTACGAGCCGCCCGCGCAGGCGCTGCTGGTCGACTTCGAATCAGTGTTCTTCGGCGACGACGACCGGCCGCTTGAATCGAAGACGGTCGCATGGATGGACCGCTGCATGCGCGGCTGGCGGCGCGGCGCCATCGTCGGCCTGCCGAAGTATTACACCCAGCTTGTGCACAACACGTTGCGCATCGCGCCGCTGGAAAACGGCATCCTGACCATCAATGCGTTTTTAAAACCGTCGGCGGATGCCGAGCAGGTGCCCGATTTCCTGTTCGAGAAATACCGCGAACTGGTCGCATGGGGCGCGCTGGCGCGCCTGCTGGTCACGCCCAACCAGCCGTTCACGGACCTGGCGATGGGGCCGGTCTACGCGGCCATGTTCACGAACAAGCTCGACTCGCTCGCGTGGAGCGGAGATATCGGCGAGCAGCGCGCCGCCGCCCGCTCGCGCGCCAATTACATGTAAGGATCGTCCACCATGGAACGCAAGACGAAACAGCCGCGCGAGGTCGACGACTTCGACATCATCTGCACGCGCCGGCTCGGCGCGGGAGATGTCATCACGGGCGTGACCGCCACCTATGC